CAAAGACCAAAGGTAGCAACTTCAATGTTTGATACCGAAGTCGAAGTTGACTCGGAAGAGTAATTATAAATAAAAATAAATGACCCGAGTATATCAATGACTTTAAGACCAGTAGGAGCAGGAGCTTCTGTTAATATCGCTGGAACCGCAACAACTTCATCTGCTTTTAGAGTGCAGAGTAATGCACTTCGGGTTGTTGCAAAAGGAAAGGGTTGTCACGTTGCAATTGGAACTGATCCAGTAGCAACAGATGCCAATTTTTATGTTGCTGCAGGCGAACCCGAAACTCTTGCAATGACCAAAGCATCTCAAGTAGTTGCTAGCGTTACGAAAGGAACAACCACTGTTATCACTGCACCCGAAGGTATGCAAATGCCTTTTGGTATTGGTGACAGAATTACTATGGTTGGTGCAAATGACTCTAACTATAATACCCTGATCTCCAATACGCAAGTTACTGCTGTAAATACAACCTCTGACATTGGTGGAAATTTCCAGTCTTCAGTAACAGTTGAAGCTAATACTGCTGGTATTAGTACTGCATTTGCTGCAAACTCCGGAGCATCTGTATTTGCATCTCAAAGAATTTCAGTTCTTCAAGGCAAGGCTGATGCAGGTGGCGGCGGAGCACTTTATTTCCAACAAATTCAAAACACGTAAGGCAAATGAAACTCATTAGAGAAGAAATTGAATCAGTAAAGGTTATCACCGAAGGTAAGGGTGCAGCAAAGAAACTCTATATTGAGGGTCCTTTCCTGCAAACTGAAAAGGTAAATCGTAACCAAAGAATGTATCGTCTTCCAACGATGCAGAAAGAAGTTGCGAGATATACTGAAAGTTATATTTCTAAAGGTCGTGCCCTTGGGGAACTGGGTCACCCCGATGGACCTACCGTTAATCTCGACAGAGTTTCACATAAGATCGTTTCCCTTAAACAAGAAGGCAACAACTTTATAGGGAAAGCACAAATTCTTTCTACCCCGATGGGTAAAATTGCAGAGTCGCTTTTGAAAGAAGGTGTTACTCTCGGCGTTTCCTCTCGTGGTATTGGTTCAATCTCCCAAAATAAATCGGGAGTTATGGAAGTCGGTGAAGACTTTATGTTAGCAACGGCTGCTGATATTGTTGCAGATCCATCTGCACCTGATGCTTTTGTTCAGGGAATTATGGAAGGTAAAGAGTGGATTTGGGATGGTGGCATCCTTCGTGAAAAACTCGCGGAAAACACTCAAAGAAAGATAAACACTTTGGTTGACCAAAGACGTTTAGAAGAACATAAGTTAAATCTATTCAACGATTTCTTAAATTCACTGTAAGTAGTGGTGCTTACATAAAATATTTTAATTTATAAATAAATATAGATTAAATTCGTACAAGGTTCGGAGAGTTCAAATGTCTCGTGGAGATTTACAAGAAATGGAAGTAGGCACAAAGCAATCCAAAACCGCTGTAAATGCAAAAGCGGGAGCAGCGGACGCAATGGATACGTCAGTAGCAGGTTCTTATGAAGATCTCGGTGGTCCTACCCCCGATAACTATAAGCCTGATGATGACTCAGCAAAATTGGCCACCCCAGGCGGTTCCCTTAAGCAAGTTAAGGATGTCGTCAACAAAGGTGCTAAGCCAGCTGAAGCAGCAAAAGGTATGAAAGAAGAGGAAGAACTCGATACCGAAGCCGTTGTCGAAGAAGATCAGGAAGTCACCGATGAGGTGGTTGCCGAAGAAGAGACTGCAGAAGAAGAAGTAGTTGCTGAAGAAGAGACTACTGAAGAAGAAACAGTCGAAGAAGAAGTCGTCGCTGAGTATGACATCGATGAAGATGTCAATGCTCTTCTCCAAGGCGAAGAACTCTCTGAAGAGTTCCAGGAGAAAGCACGCACAATCTTTGAAACAGCAATTAACGCTAAAGTTGCTGAAGTCAAAGAAGCCCTGGAAGCACGCTATTCCGAAGTTCTCGCTGAAGAAGTTGAGGACATCAAGAATGAATTAAATGAGCGTGTCGATTCTTACCTTGAGTACGTTGCTGAAGAGTGGTTCACTGAGAATCAACTTGCAGTCGAAGCAGGTCTCAAGAGTGAGATGACCGAATCGTTCCTCACTGGAATGAAGAGTCTTTTTGAAGAACATTATGTATCAATCCCTGAAGAAAAGTATGATGTACTTGAGAGCATGGTAGAAAAACTAGATGACATGGAAACAAAACTCAACGAGCAAATTGAGAAAAATGTTTCCCTTAACAAGCGTCTCGCAGAGTCGGTTGCTGATGGAATCGTAGATCAAGTCTCTGAAGGTCTTGCACAGACTCAGAAAGAGAAGCTCGCCTCACTTGCCGAAAGTGTGGAGTTTGAAAGTGAAAATCAATATCGTGAAAAACTGGAGACTTTGAAGGAATCTTATTTCCCTTCAAAAGGAGTTTCTCCATCAGCTAAGAAAGAGAACCTTTCCGAAGGTGTTGACAGTTCACCCGAAACCGTTAACGGCTCGATGGCTGCATACCTGAAAACTCTTTCCTCATTTAGCAAATAACTGATTTTAATATTAAATCAAACGTAAACATTTAAATTAGGTAAAACCGCAATGTTCAATTCAGAGCAATTGCAGGAAAAGTGGGCACCTCTCCTCAACTATGAGGGTCTTGGTTCAATCGAAGATTCCCATAAGAGAGCCGTCACCGCTACCCTGCTTGAAAACCAAGAAAAGTTTTTAAGAGAGCAAAATGCTTTCGCTGATTCAGGATCCTTCCTGACTGAGCAACCTAACGTTAACACCCAGACTGGTGCTAATGCAGGTTTCTCTGCTAATGCAACCGCAACCGGCCCAACCGCTGGTTTCGATCCAGTTCTGATCTCCCTGATCAGACGTGCAATGCCTAACCTGGTCGCATATGACCTCGCAGGCGTTCAACCAATGACCGGTCCTACTGGACTGATCTTTGCAATGCGCTCCCGCTACACTTCGCAGTCTGGCACCGAGGCATTCTACAACGAGCCTGATTCCGCATTCTCCGGACGCGATAAGGCGTCTAACGGCGAAGACGGAATGACCGATCCTATCGCTGGTATGGGTACTACCGCACAGTCCGGTACTAACCCATCTGTACTTAACCCAGTTGGTTCCGCATCCTCCCTCGGCTACAGAGTTGGTCAGGGTATGCGTACTGACGACGCAGAATCTCTTGATGGCACTGGTAACAATGCCTTCAACCAGATGGCATTCTCGATCGAGAAAGTCACCGTTACTGCGAAGTCTAGAGCACTGAAGGCTGAGTACTCCTTAGAACTCGCACAGGACCTTAAGGCAATCCATGGTCTGAATGCTGAAGCGGAACTCGCAAACATTCTCTCTACTGAGATTCTTGCTGAGATCAACCGCGAAGTCATCAGAACCATCTACAAGACTGCTGAGCAAGGTGCTGTTCAGAACACCGCTACCGCTGGTGTATTCGACCTCGACATCGACTCCAACGGTCGCTGGAGTGTTGAGAAGTTCAAGGGTCTCCTGTTCCAGATCGAGCGCGATGCCAACGCTATCGCACAAAGAACTCGTCGCGGGAAGGGCAACATCATCATGTGCTCTGCAGACGTAGCATCTGCATTGACCATGGCTGGTGTTCTCGATTACACCCCTGCACTCAACGCAAACCTCAACGTTGATGACACCGGTAACACCTTCGCCGGAACCCTGATGGGTAAATTCCGCGTCTACATCGACCCATATGCTGCAAACCTGACCTCTGCTAACGCAACTCCAGGTAACCAGTATTACGTCGTAGGTTACAAGGGTACTTCCCCTTATGACGCTGGTCTCTTCTATTGCCCATACGTTCCTCTCCAAATGGTTCGCGCCGTTGGTGAGAACTCCTTCCAACCAAAAATTGGCTTCAAGACCCGCTACGGGATTGTTGCTAACCCATTCGCGGAAGGAACCAATCAAGGTTCGGGTAATCTTAACATTAACCAGAACCGTTACTACAGACGTGTTGCTGTTAAGAACCTCATGTGATATAATTTCCTTACGTGTGAAGGAAGTGCAGGACCCCCGCAAGGGGGTCTTTTTTTATCTAAATAAGAATACGGATAAAGTATCTAAAATGAAACAGACACCTAGAGAAACCAGAGAAATTCTGGAAAGATATAATTTAGTTGTTGAGCATTTGATTCATGAAGGTTATGCCCAGGACAAAGAGTCCGCTGACCATATCATCACCGGTATGAGTGAAGAATGGTTTGAAATGATTGTCAACAGATGAAATCTCTGAACTCATTTATTAACGAAGCTAATAAATGCCCTAAAGGATATTACTTTGATAATAAATCAAAATCATGCCAACCAAAAAAATCAGGTAAAGTAAAATCTTATGGGTATCCCCGATTTGGTGGCGGTTCAAAGAATGGCAATGGCAATGGGAACGGAAACGGAAGTGCTAACAAAAATGGGCACTCTGGGAATGGTAATGGAAATGGTAATGGGGGCAATGGCTCTAACGGTGGTAACGGTGGCGGCAATGGTGGTAATGGGGGTGGCGGCGAATGAAAAACTTTAAGGAATTTGAATAATGGCAAAAGCAAACCCATATGGACAGATAGAAAATAGAAATTTTCTTGCACCCGTAGGATTTAAGTTCTCTATGAGAAGAAGTCCTAAGGTTGCCTTTTTCTGCCAATCTGCAAACATTCCAGATTTAAATCTTGGAATTGCAATACAACCAAACTATCTTAGAGACATTCCAACACCAGGTGATAAGATTGATTTTGGAGATTTAAATCTAACTTTCTTGGTTGATGAAAATCTTGAAAATTTTATGGAGATCCAAAACTGGATGAGAGGTTTAGGATTTCCTGAGGATACTCAAGAATTTAGAGATCTTGAGGCAGAAGCTGATCACAGAGGACCATATTCTAAAGACAAGAGAAATGTTTTTTCGGATGGAACTCTACAAATCTTGAGCAGCAATCTGGTTCCAAAATTTAATGTAAATTTCAAAGACTTATTTCCATATTCATTGACAACCTTAAATTTTGATGCTACTGATACGGATATCCAATACTTTACAGCTGACGTAAGTTTCAAGTATACTAGTTACACATTGACTGACTTAGAGAACAAAAAATTATGAGCATTGATCTTGATTCAATTCAAGAGATGTGGGAAAAAGATTCAAAAATAGATCCAGACAATTTACATACAGAATCTTTGAATATTGCATCTCTTCATGCAAAATACTTTGAATTATATAATACCATTTTTCTTCTGAGAAAGAAGGCAGAACAACAAAGAAAAAATATTCGCCACGAAAGATACGAATACTTTAGTGGTAAGGCTGATCCTGACGTTTATATTGAAAAACCTTTTCCTAAAAAAATTAGAGATAAAGATACGATGACTAAGTATCTTGATGCAGATGAAAAACTTTCAAATGCAAATCTCAAAATTGATTACTATGATACGATGCTAGTCTATCTGGAAAGCATTCTAAAGGTAGTTCAAAACCGCACGTATCAGATTAAGA